GTTTCCCAGTCACGATCGATGGGGGCGCGGATCGGCGGTCTAGTCTTTTTGAACTTTTTGACCGGGTTCGCGCTTTCGATTCAGTCGCCAGTTCACTCGCGATGGATCTGAACGAGTGATGTTGCGTTGCGTTTGGTCTCGTTGAAACCGTCTGCGGATTGAATCAAGGATTGGATTGATCGGTTTCATTCTGCTGTTCCTCCAGCTGTGCTTTCTTCTCTGCGATGACTCTGCGTCGACGTTGCAGCGCGTGGTTGTCCATCATCATGAATCGGTCTGCGATCACGAGGCGATTGCCGGAGGTTAATCCCTCATCGAATAACCTCTGGTAGTGTTTGAATTCACCGATTGCTTTGGTGATGAAGTAGGCGAGAGGTCTGTGTCTGAATCTTCTCATGTGTGCGCTCCCTCATTGCTGATTGACTGCAGTGCTTCGGCATTCACTGTGATTGACAATCCTGTAAGCGGATTGGTGAATGTAAACTGGTTTGCTTCCGCGTCCAGTTCCAAGTCTTCCACAGCTATTGTGAGGTGCACTCTGTTCAGATCCCATGGCTGCATGGTGTCGAGCTTTGCGCAGAGCGCTCCGGGTATCTCCCGATCCCCTATGCTGAAGGAGGTATGGTGCCCGCATGGGCCTCCTTTGATCTTGATCATTGTCTTCGTGTCCATGTCTATCTCCTGTGTGGGTTTCCGAATCCACCGTCCTGCTTTGCCGTCTTGACGCTGTGGCAGCTGTGGCAGAGTGATTGGTGATTGGATGGGTGGTTGTTCCAACTGTTGCCGTCGATGTGATCCACGTGTGTGGCTTCCACCTTCTGGCCGTTGTGTCTGTTGTATGGGTCTGCGCAGTACGGATGCTTGGTGAGCTGGTGTGTTCGCATGCGGATCCACGTCCTGTGGTTCGTTGGATACTTGCGGCGAGCCCGCCTTTGGTTGGTTGTGGTGTGCCGCTTGGCACGTCCGTGTGCCTTGTGCTGCTTGGGTAGGTTAGGCATCAGCCTTTCACTGTGACTGTTGCCTTTGATCCCACGATCCTTGCGCCGACTGCAGCTGCTGTGCTGCTCTTCTCGAGGATGTAATTGCCTGCAGGATATTCCAGATCCTCTGTGGTCACGTCTGTGCTGTCATCGAACGTGTTCAGAGTCTGGCCGTTTCCTTCCTGCTTGAGCGTGATGGTCTCACCGGATCCCAACAGATGCACGTCCAGATCCAGCACTGCTGTTCCTGATGCGATGTTGAAGTGTCCGGTTGCTGCGTCTGTCTGTGCTGCGATTACATACATGTTTGTCTCCAATTGAAAAGGCCACGCGTTGGTGGCCTCTACTGTAACAGAAACGAAAGGGAATTTGCTATTCGAGACGCGTCTGCAGCTCTGCCTGGATAGCTTTGCATTCAGCGAGATATGCTTCTTGCGCGGCAACCGCCCTTGCGGACAGATCAGGTTCCACTGCCAGTAGCTTCCTCTGTTCCTTGATCGTCTGTGTCGCTGCTCGTGCTTGGTTGCTGCACTGACGGATCTTCTCTTCCTCGCATTGTTGGCCGGACATACACACCCTCCTGTTGGATATACACTAGTTTGGTCTGGTTGATTGTAACCTCTTTGTATATCTCCCGCAGCTTCTCGTTTACCTCATCCTTGAGGATTCCCATCATTCGGAGCATATCTGCTTTGATTTCAGTCTGGAGGTTTCGGTCAATCATGGATGTCTCACGCTGAAGGTTATAGATCTCCTGCTGCTTATCCATGATTGAATTGGATCTGAAAAGGAATGCGAACAGTACTGCAGCGCAGACAAAGATCAACGAATAGATCAGCCACTTGTCTTCGCGATCAAGACCTTTGGGCGAATACAACTGAAGCACGTTACCGACACCGTGGTTCTCGTGCCTGTGGCTGTAATCCTTCACGTACCTATGGAAGGGTATTGACTCTGGCGATTCCATAGGCTGGCTTCGCTTATTGTCCTCCATTCCCATCTTTAGCCAGCTCCCATATCATGTCTCGTATTGTGTTGAAGTTCTGCTCTGTCTTGATGTCGAGCTGGGTTATCTGCGCTGAGAGACGTTCTTCTCGTTCAACCATTGCTTGATTGAATTCCACTCTGGCTTCCTGAATCGAGTGTGTGTTCTCGAGGATCAGTTCTCTGTTGCCATTGATCGATGCTGCGTTGTTTTCTATTTGAGCATGGTCGCTGAAATAGACACGCATCACGCTTACGCACATGGCGATAATGGCCAGCCACGAAACGATCACGCTTGGACGCTTCCAGATTGGTGTGTTGTCCGGCTCCGGTTGAGGCGCATCCTTCAGCTCTCTGACATCTGTGTCCAGCCTGGCCATAGTCATGTTTATCTTGTCCAATACTGAGACAGGCACACTCACTGTTGGTTCTTGGGTCTTATCATTCATGAGTCCCTATCCTCATTATGGTAGTGGTACCGCTTCGTTTTCCATGAAGTCACGATACGCAAGCACACCGATCGCATTTTCACTGTAGTGAACACCGAGAGGGTCATCGCGAAACATGATCGGGTCATCTGCGTCATTTAGACCGCCAACGTAAAGATCTCTGTCATTCGCATCCTTGTAGATGACATCTTCACGCGTCTTAATGAAGGTTGCGGCTGATCTTGCATCGCACCATGTCTCCATGGCGGCATTGTATGCTGCTGCTCGAATCTCATACTCTGCTGGCGTGATTGCGCCGCCTGACTGGTTGCGTGGTGGCAGCTGACTGATGAATACATGATTGCATCCGTTGTCCAGAAGATGCTGGTAAAAGTTCTGCCCGAGGGTTATCAATGCGGCTGAACTTGTGCCACTGACATGCAGATCATTGCCGCCTATGGTGCTGTTCACTCTTGATACGCCTGTCGTGTCTGAGAACATTGCAACCAGTGTTGCACGCTCATCCCATGCATTCTGAAGTGTGCGACCACCTACAGATACTCGTCGCGCACGCCAAGTGCCTCCACACAAACCTTGAAACAGACCATACCTTGACTGCCTGTTCAGTGGGTGTTGCGGATCAACGTTCGAGTCGCCTTCGTAGATCATCTGATTGATCGCTGTGTCAGCCAGCTTGGTCTGTGGATTACGAGGCTCCACAAACTGGTTCTGATCCTGCAGGGTCTTCAGACCAAGAGCTTCATACCCGCGCATTGGTCGACCTGATAGTGAACGGACAGCGCCTGATTCAATTGTGATGCTTCCTGCTGTCTCTGACTGATTGAATGAGTTGGTTTCGTCAAACACATCTGTCATGACAGAGCCGCCCTGGTTGATATCAAACAATTGCTTGAACCCTTCAATGCGATCACCGTCCATTCTCACAGAGAGGACAGTTTCGTTATCGAGGCCCGCTGCATTTGTGGCCTCTGGATTATCGATTGCTGACTGTCTACGGACGAGGCGAACATCACCGTTCTCGTCAATCTCAACAAACCAGCAGTTATCTGCGTCTGCCCATCTCAGGTAGACCTTGATCACATCACCAGCACTTGGCAGTGTCTCGATTGCGATGTGGATCCACGCACCGTTTGTGTCGTTGTCGTGAGTGAACTGGTACCCGTCTGTAACGCTGGAATTTGTGAAGGTGAAGTTGAAAGTGAAGTCATGAGTAATATTCGGGCACTGCATTGCCTTCATTCTGGCCGTGTTGATTCCGGTCTGAAAGAACATGCCCACATTCTTGCTTGAAGCTGCAGGGTTTGATGACAGAAGAGTAAGCTGGCCACCGAGTTCTACAAATATGCTGTACCCATCAGTGAATCCAACCGTGCTGCCGCCTTCGTGCGGATTGAACTGGTAACTCCAGCCACCAAAGACAACAATGATTTCTGCTGGCTCAGTGCCTTCTCCGATGTCACCAATTATTGATTGTCCGGCATTTTTGTTGAAAATCTCACCGTTGTCCCAAAACTGGACAGTTCCATATCCAGTCGCGTTCAATCCTTGATCAAGTGTTGGCACTGCTCCGTTCGAGAATGTGTCTTTTTCCACAGCACCGAATTGTGGGCGCTGAATGCCTGGCAGGTTATCAACTGAGAAATAAAACCCCATCGGAAACGCCGCGCGTGGCAGCATAGAGTGATTCTGAAACCCTCCAGCTACAAGAACCAGTCCTGTAAGTTCATAGGCTCCTGTCTGAACTTCAAGCGTTGTGCCGACGTCCTTCAGGTTCGTCTGCAGCTGTCCTTCCTGAACTGCATTGTCCAGATCCTCTGAGATGTCCTCATGTTCGAATGTATGAGTGTCAAAATCACCAGATCTGGCATCTGCCCTGGATAGGAAATACGGATAATTGATGATTGCCTGTGACGCGTTCGGGCCTTTGTTGTACTCAGCTGTAAGTTCTGCGGCTGTAGGAGTGCGAAGCCACATGCTCGGCTTTCTGAGCGTCATGTCTGAGTACGCGTGAAGAGTGCCGCCAAAGATCAAGTGCCGTGAGAGGTTTGATGGGTTCAGTGGCAGGCCTGTGACGTCTGTCGTGTACTTCGTGCCGTTATTGATCTGAACCCACACTTCCTCGTTTTCTAGATCGTATCCGCATGCGAAGAATGTATCTGCTGCCAGCGCATCAAATGCGGGTGTTGCTGCAGATCTATAGTGATTTGAGCCATCGTGCATGACACATGTCAGGTTCAGAACCATGTCTGTTCCTGTTGAATCTGCAAGGAAGAGATAGGCAGTGAAATGTCCGTCAGGCTGCGCACCCCATCCATGGATACACATGACAAATTGTGATTCTTCGGTTTGGCCCTCGGTTGCACGCACCCAACCAGCCCATGTGAAACCTGTTTGATCAAGTTTCGGGATTGCGTTCTCGGCGCACATCAATGCTCCGCGATTTGGTGCGTCCTGCGTTCTGATGCCGCCATACTGTACTACTCCGTTGTCACCGAGTCTTGGTGGCATTGGCAGCGCCGTGTATATCGAATCACGGTCACCTGACATCTCCAGAAGAGGCCAGTGGTAGTCAGGAGTCAGCTCGTCGCCACCTCTGCCTGGAATTTTCTGGCCGATCTTACGGCCAATCGGTTTACCTACGCCCATTCCAACTCCCATGATATTTGCTCCTCGGGTACCGCCCCAACTTCAGAGGGTCTCTCTGCGGCACCCGAGTCGCAAACTTGGATTAACCGCCTGTGCCGTCGTCGTCTGGAGGCTCGTTCGAATTGTCTTGCTCGTCGTTCTGGTCGCCTGGAGAGTTGTTGCGGCAATCATCGCCTTCACGACATATGCTGTCATCACGGTTACCGCCTGTAATGTCTCGTCCAGCAGAATCACGGCCTATGTTATCACGTCCGACGACTGTGGTATCGCCCACGGCTGTATCGTTGTCCTCCGTGATGGTCGTGTCGTTGTCCTCTGTACGCGTGGTTGTAGTGGTTGTGTTGGTGACCACGGAGTTGTCTATGTTCGGCCTTCCACCCTCGACGAAGATGTCTCTGGCACCATCGAACATCGTTCTCGCTGTCCTCTGAACGTCTCGGTTGATCGCAAAGGGCACCACTGCTTTGACCGTCTCGACCAGTCCGTTGCTTACGGATTCTGCGATGCTTGAGTATGCGTCGTACCGTGTTGTAACGGATCCGGTTGCGGCTTTACCCGCTTCCTGCGCTACGGCCTGGACACATTCGGATTTCTCTCTGGACATACTGGCGATTGCTTGATTCGCAGACGCGGCGCAGAAACCGTAGCCGGCGCTGTTTGGATCGATCCCGTCGCAGCTCATGGGTTGCAGGTTTGTCTCGCAGGCGCCCGCGATTTCTACTGCGGCCTCGCTCTTTACCGTGATCTGCTCCGTGTTGGCCTCCACGATTGCTTTGTCAATCGCCGCCTGTTCTGGTGAGAGTGTGCACGCGCTAAGGAACGTTGCGAGTGCAATCATGATGATTCTGGTGGTTTTCATGCGACTTTCTCCGTCATTTTGAACCTGTAGGATATCTCCTGCTGTACTTCTGGATGGTCATCCATGTCTTCGTGATTGACGCCCTCGAGCACTACGTGTCGCTTGATTCTGTCCTGTGGAATCCCTTTCACTTCACGGCCTTTCGGACGGTCGCCTTCCTGTCTGAAGAGGCTGACGGCCATCACGTTATCTGTCAGTTTGATTTTGCCCCACTTGGTGAAGTAGCTGACCGGGTTTGCCGGGAGCCAATGAGGAAATACACCGGATCTGTAAACCGGATCAACAAGGACGAGATAATCGATTACTCGTCCGAGTGCCATGAGTGCGGCAGCGAATCTTGGAAGGTATCGGCCACCACCCCACGAATATGCGGCTACACAGATCACAGTGTTTTCATCTGTGCAGTCATGAATGAACTGTGCGAAGTGTTCTGGATTGTAATCCCACTCCTGCGGTAAAACGTCGAGCACGCACCCGGGCGACTTCATGTGATCCTCGAGAAAGGAGTGTCTCATGCCTGTTGGTTTCCCGAGGTGCTGAGTGAAGCCGCTGATCCGGATGTGTACGCGCTCGAAAATGTGGTTGCTACTGTTCAACGCCAGTACTCCGCGCTGATCCATCGATCAAGCCTGTACTGAGTAACCACCACGAAGGATCTCAGTTTGACGTCATCCACCCATTTGCTATCAATTGCATGCGCGGATACCTTCCGGTGATCCAGCTCGTTGAGAGCATCGAGCATGTTCTTGAACCCCATAAGGCGCGTGTGCCCCATATTGAATTCCATGTTGATCAGTTGTGCCTTTCGGACGTCAGACAGTTTGTCGTAATTTGGGAGAGTCTTGGCGTCTTTGACGGCTACTTCCAGATCTTTCCTGAGTAGGTGTTCTGCAATGTCGAATGAGATTACTTGTCCATCTTGGACGCCTTGGGTGTGACCGTACCCAATAGTCCAGATGCCTTTTGTGTCCTGATAAGCGGTGAGTGCCGGAATACCGCCATTTGCTTCTTGGTGTTTGAGTTGGAGGATGAGTCTGAATTCAGCGTTCTCGCTGAGACCTGTGAGAGTGGTCATCTTTTGACACCATGTTTTGCTACCAGTGGTGGTCAAAATAACGCCAATTTACATGGCGGTCAAATTACTTGCCGTGTTCTTTCATCAGCTCGAGCGCCATTTCTTTGATGTCCTCGGGCAATCCGACATCCTTCAGATCCAGTTTGAATGCTTCGGATCTTGCTTCCTGCCACAGTTTAAATAAAAAATAAGCCGCCCTGGATTCGCTGTATATTTCTTTCTGGCCGCTCATGTCGCGGATTGGCAATGTGAATAACCCGGCTTCCATCATCATGATGTGAGTCTCGGAAATCGAGCGCGTTATATACTCCCATCGCGATTCTTCGAAGTCTGGATCTTTGCCGGGATTGTCGAGTACATCATGGCAGGCGCTGCAGCATATACCCGCGATCCTGTCATCGGCCTTGAGACCCATTCCGAATGCACCAATCACACTGAAATGCGCGAGGACAGATGTTTCTTTGTCGTTGGTACAAACGTTGGCGATCCGCATCGTGCACGGCTTTCCCTTGGCGAACCGAGTATACTTTGTCTGCCTGATCTTGCTCACAGTATATCCTCCGTCAGTACATTCCATGCTGCTGCAGCCACTGCAGGTACCATTCCATTTCCAGTGGCTGTAAGCCTGTGTGACCGATAGGCCACCCCATTAGCCACTCCACGAATTCCGGGTTCAGCATCCCACCGGGTGACTCTCCCGACCTTAAAAGTGCACCGGGTATGTTGTCCCTCGTGACCTGGCTCTTCGGAAGTGTCGCGTTGCCTGCATCGTCGACTGTTGGAGTCGGATACATCATCACATGGTGTGCCAGTGTGAATTGTCGGCCCGATTCCTTCCGTTCCTGCAGCTTCTCTGGTGTGTGATGGAATGAGAACTTCGCATCTGCTGTGTTCGGTGTCGGAAATTCTGGATCCCGTCTCGCGACTTCTGACTTCAGGCTTTTCCTGTTCGTCCTGATGTTGTACTTCGCCTCGGCCATCATGCTGGATCGATCCGAGTCCTGAGTTGTCGGCGTTGGCCACATCTCTTTTGACTGCGACAATCCAGATTCTCTCACGAATGTGATTCGCTCCAACATCGGCTGCTGATAAAGTGCACCATCGAGCATCATACCCGCCCTCGGATAGGTCTCGCAGAATCTCTCCGTAGTAGTAAACAGATCCGTCTGTGCCGTTATCCATGTGGGCGCTGAGCAATCCTCGAACGTTTTCAAGGAAGCAAAAGGCTGGACTGACTCGGCGTATTGTCTCCATGGTCTCAGGCCATTTGTTTCGTTCGTCATCTGCTGCCTGGCGACGTCCTGCGAGTGAGAAAGGCTGGCAGGGGAATCCTGCGGTGATGACATCAACCATTCCCTTATATGCGTCGGCGTACCCTTGATCGATGAATGCGCCGATATCGCTGAAAATTGGTGCAGGGTCGAAGATGCCGTCTTTGATTCTTTGCGCGATGATTCGCTGTGGATATTCGCTGTATTCGACATACCCTTTTGTCCTCCATCCGAGGAGCTTGGAGGCAAGGACACCGCCTCCAGCACCTGTGTAAAGTGATAGCTCATTCACTTGCATAACTCCAGACGAGCCTTGGCAGGCTGTTTTGTTTGCCTGCGTTTTCGTATGGTGTGAGCGCAAACCGCCATGCTTTGTGTTCTGGTCTCAGTGGCATGTGACTTACTTCCAGCCTTGCTTCGTCACCTGTTTCCGTTATGACTTGTGCTGATAATCCATGCACCTGTGTTTCTGATGACATGGACATCATGCTGCTCAGGATCACGTACTCTTTGATCGTAATTTCTTCGCTGAAAAATGATAAAAACTTATTCAGGACAGTGTTTGCATTTTTGAGTAGGTAGTTTTCGAACTTGATGTCACATGGGTTTGATATTGCATAGCTCATGTCTGCGCCTCCATCCAGTTGATCAGGTTGTCGACTGCCCAGTCTGGCAGGCTTTCGTGCCCGTTCTCGAATTTGCTGATGTACGCCTGGTTGACGCCTGTTTCTTCTGAGAGGTCTTTCTGCGACATCCCGTAGCGCAGTCTGATTTTCCTGAGAACCATTTGATCCTCTGATTTCTCGTGATCCATGTTCTGACGCATTTTGCGATTCTGCCGGCCGCGAGTTTCTGCAATCTCCCTGTAGTAACGCGTGCTGTTTTTCTGGCTTTCGAGTTGTCGCTCGAGGCTTTCTGCTTTCTTCTCAAAGTCAGTTTTAGCTGTGAAGACTCGAGCCGTGCCGCAGTTCGGACACCAGAATGTTTGCCTGCTGTTGACCCTGTGATTGTACATCGGGTCGCTCATGGCAAATGCGACGCCACAGCATCCGGGTGTGATGACGTGGTATTCGGTTTCTTCAGTGAATGTACCCATGTTCATTTCCTCTTTCGATTGAGTTTCCAGTTCTTGTCTGGATCCGGGATCTTGATTCCCAGTTCCGTGTTCGCGTGTGCGATTACCTGTGTGATGAAATATGACGTTGTGTGCCTACCAAAGTCTGAGAGCGTACCGTTCTCATAGCATTCCTCGGCAAAAACCGTGATGACTTTCTTTGGCAGAAACCTCGCATAGTAGTATGCCCGCAGCTCGTCAACGTCATGACCGGATTCTTCGGCAATGGTCGGGTAGACCACTTCCTCAAGGTACCCGGTTTGCTTTTCGGTCTTTGGTGGCTCCCATTCGACGACTTCGATGTGCCACTTCTTGTTTTGATCAAGCCCCACAATGAGGTCGAAGGCTTCGACGCGATCACTGTGGGGATTGATGATTTGCTGGTAGCGTTCTTTCATTTACTTTCTTCAGATTTCTTGAATTCCCCGCACCAATCTTCCCGTTTAACAAGCGGCCAAACAATTATGTATCTGTCTGGCAAATACTCTTTGGCAGTGACTGGTTGAGGTGGGTATCTTCGGCATGCAAGATATCCGATTCCACTGTATGTTGAAAAAAGACAGTTTTCGCATGACTCGCTCATGAGTCATCGTCCTCCATGACTGTGTCCTTGCCCCAGTCAGCGACAAATTTTGACAATGCCTTCGCGTCTGTGAACACATGCTTCTCTTGTACGACCCTTGGGTGAGGGAAGAAATAGAGCGGGACTTTCATCAGCTCAGAATTTTTATCAATCTTCCAAGTACGCACGATCCAGCCATTCGCTACTTTCTTGATTTTGAGCTTATTCTGTTTCACGGATCTTCTCCTGCTTCTCAGTCATTCGCTCAATGTGGAGCGCAAGGTCTGCTGGTTTTTCAAAGCAGTACCTGGTTCCAACAGTGCAATGGCTTGGACCGCTGTCGTGTGTGACGATCCAGCCATTTTCGACTGGTGAGATATTGATTGTTGTGTGCTTTTTCATAGGTTTCTCCTATAGGTAGGTGGCTCGTGGTGACACGATTTGTGGGCCGTATTTGGCGATCAGTATCGCCTCTGCCCGGTTGTGATCTTTCTTTCTGGTCAGGAACTTGGCGGCTTCTGGATGATGCTTCAGCGCAAATTCGATTGACCTGTTTTTGTCTTCCTTGATCAGTCCGGCTTTCCGCTTCCATGACATTGGCCAGACTCGATGGATGTTCTCGGTGAACAGTTCCGCAATCGCTCGTGTGGCTCCGAAGGTGTCACCGCTGGTCACCATGGCGAGTGTACCTCGACCTTTTCCTCCGGGTTTCGATGCAACCATCAGCGCTTCGAGGTAGATCACATCATCTGCTGTGATAGCCAGGTTCTCGAAGATCGAGTGCAGCGTGATTGGATCCACTTCGTTTCCGGTTTTTTTCGTCCTGGATGGACGCACCGGAGTGTCGAAGACGTGAGTGATCTTGAAATCAAGCCGCGAGTCTGCGATTGCGATGGCTCCGGTTATTCCGGGATCGATGCCTATGATCTTCATCGTTTGCCTCTGAGTATTTTCTTGATGCCTTCGCTGTTCTCAGAAAGGATGCCGATCTGTACCGTGTTCGAGAATGTGAACCAAGCGATCACGATGAAGAAAACGTGCCAGACTCCATCCCATAGGTATTTTGAAACTGCGTAGGCGATGAGCCATAAACATGCTGCGATGACCAGTGCCACCACTTTTCCTACATTGATTTCTGTCTTCAGCTGTGTTGCGTTCATGTTGTCTCCTAGAATTTCAAATCTTTCTTGATGAGGTCGATGTGTTTCCTGCCCACTTCAGGGTTCTTGATTATCACTTCTGATTCCTGCGGCAGCGCTTTTTTGATCTCGATGAGTTCGCCGTTGATGAACTGACTGTAGGCATCATCAAATGCGTTCGACCAGAGCTTCTTCAGTGGCGTCTCGTTCATGTGACCAAAGTTGAAGTATCCGACTGCCTTGGCTGCGGCCTCGACGATCACGTGGCTCCATTCGGCTTCTGCCCAGTCACCCATGTTCCTGATGACTTCCTGAAATGCGATTTCTTTTCGTGGCAGGTTTGGTGGTACGCACTGCGCGATGAAGTCTGGCAGCGATGGTGGCCATGTGTTTCCGTGTCGCGACTCTTCTCTGAAGTGATCAATCGCGTTCATAACCTCGGGCACCGTCTTGTACTGGAGCGCGTCACCCCATTCTTTGAATGAGAACTGATCTTGTGTGCCATAGTTCTGGATCCACTTCGATCCGAATATGGCGGTCATCCTTGCCCACAGAACGTTCATCAGTTCATTCTGCTTTCGCTCCGGGATGTTGGCGAGAGCGTTCTTCCTCAGAGGCCGTTTATTGTTCTCGGCCTGCGTCAATGACTTGTCCGATTGCTGATCGCGTTCGTCCACTGTGACTTCCTCCGCTGCTTGGTGGGTATGGCAAGAGCCAGCCGAGATCCATCGCATTGTTTGCTATTGCTTCCTGTGTCCGGTATGAGTGTCGTGTCAACTCGGTCACCAGTCTGCGCAGCATCCTCGCTGTATTGATCGGCTTTTTCTTGTCGGTCTTCCGGTATTCGAGGAACTCCATCATGACCGGGATGTTCAGATCTGGATTGCTTTTTGTCGCTTCCAGCTCTGCCTCAAATTCTCGTTTTCTTTTATCTATTTTCTTACTACTCGTAGTGTTATTACTTGTATTAATAGAATTGACTTTTTGATCAAGGGAGCCCTTGACGTTTTGATCAAACAAGTCACCGGGTTGATTGATCAAAAGATCATGGGGTCTTTCTGCCAGTGTGATTGTTCTTCTTTTTCGTTTCGTGCCTGGGTCGGTGTAAATTTTGACGTTGATCAGCTGTTCTCTCTTGAGCGCTGATATCCATCTTGATACGCATTCTTCGCTGACATCGTATGGCTCTGCAAAGTAAGCGTTCGTCGCGGTGCACTCGCCTGTTGCGTTGGTGAGCGCTGAAATCTCTGACCACATGATTTTTTCCATTGGCTTCAGGTTTTTGTGGTACCGAATGAAGGCAGGCAAAATCGCGTAATAGCTTCTGTATTCTTGTTGTTCCATGTTCACTCCTCAAGGTGGGTACTCGGGTGGCTGAGTGAGGGGAGGAATCACCCGAGTACCCTATGCTGTTCCGGGATGCCGAGACCCGAAACGACATTTTTAATTCAGATCAAGTTTCCCGTTTTCCTTCGGGAATTTATCGCGGATCGGTACCAGTGTCAGTGGCACGTCATCCTGCAGCAGTTTCTTCGCGATGTCGTAGAATTGCTTGTTCGGATCCGTGATTGAAATCTTGAATTCCAGTGTGAGTTCAAAGCCCACTTCTGCCTTCGCTGTGAACTTGTCCACCTTGCTGGCTCGGTCTTCGTACTGCTTCGTCTTGACCTTCGGATCGTGGTTGGCAATGACCACCTGATAGCAGTCCTCGTAGCAGGCTGTGAACTTCATTTCGTCGAGGTTGTTCAGCAGAGGGATGCCGTCTCCATCCCAGAACGCTCCTTTGATCAGTTCTGGTTCAACACCGAAGAGCATGGCAGCGTTCTCGACTGGTACACGCTCCACTCTGATTCCGAGGTCACATGCAAAGATTTTTTTGTCCGGGCCGTTCTTCTCTTTCCGGTTGTTGAGCGACTTCAGAAAGGCGCTACTGTGCTTTGTGATTTCTAGCAGGTTCATGATTACTCCATGTTGCGGTTGGTGGAAATGAAAAAGCCCGGCTTGAGGTGGGGTTGCGCAGCAGGGGGGAGTGGGTGCGCGTAGGCTTCAAGCCGGGCCGAATTGAGATTGCTGGCCAAGGCATCACTCATCAGGAAAGTGAGACAGGGAAGAGAAGTGCGAGAACTCAAACCGTGCCAAGGCCAGCAAAAAACTATGATCTACTTTTCGCACTTTTTTATCCTTGTGGGTGTTACTCGAGCGCTTGTACCTTGTCGTAAAGGCCAAGCCGAATTGCGGCGCCCGTCAGTCGGTCTGACCACTTGAGCGGGAGCTCGTCTGCGAGCTGTCCAATGTTCTGCCTGGTGACACCTGTTGCCTCTGCAACGCTTCGGTCTGTGCCACCAAAAACTTGTTTTGCTTCTGCTTTCGTTTTGATCGTCTTCATGACTTCATCCTATATCCGCAAATTCTATTGCGCAAGTATTTTTTCATTTCGTGGCAAATTCTCTTGCATTTTGCCTTTGATCGGAGCAGGATTGTTGTTCATAGATGTGCGAGAAAACTTGAAATGTCTGCAGAACCTCCACTTAATCCACCTGAAATTTCGCGCCTGGATCGCATTGACGAACGGCTACACGAGTTGATAGAGATGGAATTTGGTTTCAGTGTATCGGCTAGAAAGATCATGTCGATCGCTGTTGAAATTGAGGACGAGCTGGCCTTGCAAGAACAACTGAACGGGAGAGATATAGATGGAGACAACACTTTCTAAACGCTTACCTGATCCGAGGAACCCATGCCGATGGCTTCCCGTCATTTACGTCAGAAACTTTGAATGCAAACACTGCGGTGACACCTCCGTCATTCTGCTGAAGGAGACACGTTGCCCGTCTTGCTCGAGGAGGATTTGATCATGTTTGGTTACCTGTTTTTATTCGCGCTGGTGTGGTTCTTCCTGTGGTTCTGGTTCGGGAAAAGCGCACCTGTTTATACCGATCATTTAACCGATGTCGATGTTGTCTTGGACAACTGTGACCGCTTTGCGATCTGGCACGGTAAGAATGGGCCGAAAATGCGACGGCATGAAATCGCACAAATAATGCACATGGAGGCATTCTCAAGTGACCGAGAAGAAACCGAAAAAGCTAATTGATACATTGGCGCTGAAATGGAACACCGACCCTTCGAAGTTAATGGGTACTTTGAAGCAGACCTGTTTCCGGTTGCCCGATAAAAACGGACAGCCACAGCATGTAACTGACGAGCAGATGCAGATGCTTCTGGTTGTCGCAAACGAACACAACCTGAACCCGTTCCTGAAGGAGCTGTTCGCGTTCCCGGACAAGGGTGGCATTGTCCCGATTGTCTCCATTGATGGTTGGGTCAACAAGGTAAACAGTCACCCGGAATTCAACGGTCTGGAGTTTCGTCGATCTGAGAATGAAATCAAAATCGACGATGACTGCAAGCTGTGCCCGGAATGGATGGAGATCATTATTCACCGCAAGGATCGCGATCACCCTGTTGTCATCCGAGAACACCTCGACGAGGTCTATCGTCCCGCCATTGAGAAGACTGGTTCGAATGGGCCGTACAAGATCAACTCTGCATGGCAGACACACACCAAGCGCATGCTCCGTCACAAGACCCTCATCCAAGGTGCCCGTGTTGCCTTCGGTTTCTCTGGAATCTACGACGAGGACGAAGCACACCGCATAATCGAAGGCGAGGCCACTGTGGTCACAGATGCTGATCGTATTTCTGTTGGTGAGGCCAATGAAATACACGAGGCTCTCACTGAGCTGAATGTGAAGCCATCCAAGTTCCTTCAGTATTTCGAGCTGCAAAGCATCGAAGACTTGCCAGCGTCTCGACTCGAAGAGGTTGGCGTGTTCTTGGATCAGCGTCGCAAGCTGTTGGACAAACCAGAAGAGAAGCCAGCTGATGAAGGTTGAGCCTATCTACTTGGACGATGTTGTCCAGAACGATATGGAATGGGATCGTCTGCACCTCGGGGTCATCACGACCTCGGGGTTCAGCGATATGAAGGCAGGCGGTTCAGGCGTCACCAAGGACAAGTATTGGTATGGCCGAGCCTCTGAGCGCATCACCGGAATCTCTGCGTCTGGCAATTACAAAAGCTGGCAGATGCAGCGTGGCCATGATCAGGAACACAAAGCTAGGTTACGCTACGAAATGATGACCGGGCTGGATGTTCGTCAGACTGGTTTCGTCTGGATGAACCCGGACAAACTCGTGGGCTCGAGCCCGGATGGGTTGATCGGTGATGATGGTCTTGTCGAAATCAAGACGCGTGAAGTTCACATCCATATGCCTTGGGTTCTCAAATCTGAGAAGAAGATCTCGGGCACCTACATGGATCAGGCGCAGGGACAAATGCTCGTCACTGGCCGTCAGTGGGTTGACTGGGTTTCGTACTGCCCCGAGGCTCCCATTCCTCTGGAGTGGTTCCGCATCCATCGTGATGAGGATCACATCGACTTATTGGTTGCCGCCCTGGAACGCGCAATTTCAGGAATTGATGAGATCGAGGCCGAAATGCGTGCCGCCATGCATCAGCGCCTTGGATCAGGAGTACATTGAAATGGGCATACAAATCACATTGCTCGTCGGTCAGGAGCATAATTTGCAAAACGACAGGAATCTGTTTTTCGAGACTCTGGCCACTGTTGAGCTTGGTACCGGGTTTCAGGATTCCAAAATCAGCAGACTCTGGTCTGCCAGCAACAAGGGAGACTTTACTTGGTACTGGTATGACATGGATGGTCAAGAAAAAATCACCGAGGACAAGTACGGAAAAAAACCAAAGTGCTATCGAATGCATGCTGTTTTGTCTGCGCTTGAATCTGACATCGAGAAAGAGCCAACAGATGTCCTGCAGGCTGCTCATGCGCTTGTTCGGCATTTTAACGATTCGCCTGCAACCTACTACGCTTTGTTGTACGGCCACTAAAGCGGGCCCCCCGCATAAATCACAGGTAAAACATGGAGAATGAAATAATGGAAAAACTTAGCATGGATCTACCCACAGAAATCGTCGAACGCGCTGTTCGCGATAAAATCAACGCAGCGATTGCAGAGTCGCTTGGAGATTCCGAAGCGCTCATAACCAGTCTGGTTGATGCCGCCTTGAAGGTGAAGGTCAGCAACACAGGTGCTATCAGCAAATATCCCTCAGACAACAAACACTCGTTTCTGGATGTGGTCACTGGCACTTTCATTCGGAAAGCTGCAGAGGAGGCTTTATCCGAACATCTGAAAGAGATGTTGCCCTCCATTAAGGAGGCGGTGATCAAAGCCGTAAAGAGGTCGCCCTCAAAATGGGCAGAGCTGTTCATGAGTACAATCGAAGGCTCGATGTCTTCCAGCTTCCGTCCTCACTTCACCTTCACACTTCACACCAAGGAGCAGTGACATGCATGTGATCACACTTGAAGCTGAAAACCTCAAGCGGCTAAAGGCCGTACACATCGAGCCGAAAGGTTCAGTCGTGAAGATCACAGGCGCCAATGGTCAAGGCAAGACAACCGTCCTTGATGCGCTCTGGTGGGCCATGGCTGGCACTCGGAACATTCAGGAGATGCCCATTCGCAAAGGTGAGGACTCTGCTCGGGTTCGCGTTGAACTTGGCGACCTGGTAGTCGAAAGAATTTTCAAGGACGGCAAGTCATCGGTCAAAGTGTGGGACGAAGGCAGGCAGCTGCGTTCGCCACAGAAGGTTCTTGATGAACTGATCGGCAAGCTGTCATTCGATCCTCTGGAGTTCACTCGGATGTCTCAGGCGCAGCAGATTGAAATGATCAAGGATCTTGCTGGTGTCGGTGATGAGATTGATCGCCTCGATGGGCTGATCGCTGATCAGTTTGAGAATCGAACTGAAGTGAACCGGGAAGTGAAACGGTTGCAGTCTGTCCTTGATTCAACTGCGCGTCCTGACCCGGATCTGGTACCGGATCGTGAAGTGAACGTGTCTGAACTGGCCAGCCAGCTCTCAGCTGCGCAGGAACACAATCACCGCATCGAACTGATGCGTGCTGACAATGACTCGCAGATCGAAACTCTGAACAAGCTGCGCATGCGGTGCACTGAGCTTGAGAAGAAGATCAAAGAAGATGCCGCCAAGATCGCGCTTCCTGAGAACGATTACATCGACACCACTGTGATTTCTGAGGCCATCGACAACGCTGAATCTGCAAATCGCCTGTTCAGGGAAAAGCAGCAGATCAATGAAACGATGGAGGCTCTGGAAGAAGCAAAAGCCGATTCTGATGATCTCACGCAGTCGATTGAAAAGTACCGCGCTAAGAAGGTCGAGGTCATGGCCAAGTCAATGTTGCCCGTCAAGGATCTGACAGTCACCGAAGATGGCGTCATGCTGTCTGGTGTGCCTTTTGAGCAGGCGAGTGGCGCTGAACAGCTTCTGGTGTCTATGCGGCTGGCTATGGCGGCAAACCCGAAGGTGCGTGTCCTGCGGGCCACTGACGCCTCTCTGCTGGACTCTCAGTCGTTGGAAATCATCACGAAGGCTGCTGGTGACAACAACTACCAGATCTGGTTGGAGATCGTGGACGAGTCTGGTGAAGTTGGCATCGTCATCGAGGACGGCAAGGTCGCCGCAGTCAACGACTGATGCGTACTGAGCCTTGCATGAAGTGTGGGTCGGCTGTTGAGGTCGATCCGGACTTTGAATACGAATTCTGCTGTCCTGTGGTCACTCAGACCATGCCATGTGGATGCATGGGCATGCCTTTGAACCCTGTCATATGTGAAAAGTGCGACACCAGAATTCTGGATTTCAGAATGGAGTTCCCATGAAAACCTCACACCTGTTACACAAACCAAACCGCATTTGGCTGAACCCAACCGATGCAAGCCGAATGACCGCCTCTGAGCCGCTCACGCTGCTCCTGAACGTCCACAATCACCGCAGGCACCATTCCCGTCAGAACATGCGTGCTTTTGACCGTGTGATGTCTGACAACACGATTACTACCATCTTAGGCTCTATGCATCCGGCCACAGATGGCGCTGCCCTGGATGCGATCCTTCACGAAATGGGCAAACTGGAGCCACATCAAATTGTGGCAATCTGTCAAAAACTGATCAATGAGGTTAACTATGGCGAGCAAGAACCTGGCTGAACTTATCAATGAACTGATTGAAGACGTGGAGTCTGATCTGTTCTCGAAAATGGCTCCAGCACTCCATGAGGCAGCTGATGTCTTGCATGATGAAGGATTCTGCATTTCGTCGCTTCGTGTTAACTTCGCTGATACAACTGGCTTGCTTGACCCGAGCCAGCGTACCGCGCCTGTGTCGATAGACATCGAATTGTCGCCTCCTGTGCGTGGTTTACTTTCACTCGATAGGAGGATTCAACAATGAGAACCTTGGCCATCGCTATCTGCCTGCTGTTGTCTGCATGTGCCAGCACTGAGAACTGGGATCATGATCGTCGTTACGTTCTGGAGAACCCGGAAATCTGCAGGGATGTCGGTGTGGATCCGGATCGGCATTCTGACTTCTACGCTAACGCGCCCTGGAAAGGAATTGAGAAGGTCTGGAACATCGAGGAAGCCTGCGGCGAAGATTGGGCATTCGGTTGCGTCAATCCGATCACTGGCGAGGCCTATATCTACATGACTGCTGATCGTCGCACCTATCTGCACGATGTCTGCCATATGGCTGGCTTTAACACTCACACATATGATGACTGGGAGTTGACGCTGTGGGCCGCTAAAAACTCCGTCCTGAAGCCTCCGGTTCGTGAGCGCGATCCTCGTTGTGATGGCGCGTGTCGTTTGCGCTGGAGTGAATGGCGTGATCGCGTTGAAATGGTCGAGGCTGAAATCGAAAGGCGTCGTGCTGAAGAGCTGTATTGAGGGGCAAATTTACTTGACATCTGACCCGGTTAGAGCGACTATAGACCTGCGAGAACAAACAACCGAACAGGAAAATCTAATGCCTAATTTGAAAGCCAGAAAGCAAGCCGAAAAGCTCCACTCAGAACTCATGGAAATGATGCAGCGCGTTGAAGCCACGCTGTCTATGTACCCTCTGGACGATTCCACAAACTACGCTGATGTCGGCCAGCTGGCTCATTACAAAGATCAGCTCCAGAACATCTCTGATTCACTTCATGGCGAAGGGGAGTATGCATCATGAGAGGCATGACTGTCCTACTTCTTGACGAGTCTGAAATCCCGCAACGCGATCAACTGGTTGGAGCCTCAGTGTACTGCCCACGTGTTAGAACTCATGGCAGGATCTCTATGGTTTCTGAGGTTGGTTTCTTGATGAATTGTCAAAATGAGAATCGACGTGTTGAGGCTTGCAGTTGGGATTGCTTGGTGCCAGAACTGCAGAAGGAGAAGGCCTCATGAAGGTTCGCGTATTGGGCAGCAAGTTCATGCCTGCTTCTGCGTATGTCGTTGGCACTCATGTTTATATTCCAGAGATCAACACTTTTGGAGTGATCAAGACTGCTCTCTGCTCTGCGTGTGTTGTCGAAGACAAGGACGGAAAATTGCACGCATGCAGACACAAAGACATCGAGCCGGATGTCTCGACTCCTGAAGGCATAATGTCCAACGAGATTATCAACTGATTCACCCTCCTAACAACATTTGTTGTTGGTTTGCCACCTCTCACGGGGTGGCTTTTTTTTGCCCACAGGAGGCAAATTTACTTGACAATCATAGCCGCCAGAGCGAACATAACCCTGCGAGAACGAAAACAACTAGGAGAGTGAAATGTCTAACAAAATCGCAATTGCAGACGTCATTGATCGAATCATCCTTGCTGGTGGCTCTCTGGAAATCACACGCGAAGAAGCAGACGAAATCATGCTGTACTTCGTGTCTGAAAACCAACTGATCCCGGATTTGAAAGGCTCACTGATCTTTGCCTCCGGTTTCGAATTCACCGACATCGACATCACATTCATTTGTACGCTGTTCAGGCAGCGAAAAGAAAACTCACAGGGAGAGAACTCATGAAACAGAATCGAATCACATTGAAGAACATCAAGCATGCCGAATTCGCAAGCGAAGAGACCAACTGCTACAAGGCGTCGGTATACTTCGATGGCAAGCGCGTAGGCATCGTGTCCAATGACGGTCATGGTGGCTGCGACTACCAGTGGCCTCGTGACCAAGCTGGTTGGGATGCGATGCACGAGTACATCAGTGAACTGAACAAGCGCGAAGACCAAGTTGAAAAGGCGAAGGACATTCGTGCTGCGATGCGTCAAGCGATTCAGTGGGGTGAGGCCTCTCTGTCTGAAAACGACCTGCAGGAACCCGATGAAGTGATTCTGAGGGACTTCGCTTGGGTCATCGAACAGAAGATTTTCGAGATCGACCTTGAAAGCATCTGCAGCGACTTACTGGAACGGCACCTGCAGCTGAAGGTTTTCAAGAAGGCATGCCGGAAGAAGATCGCATTTTTCACTGGCATCTGGAATGGCGAGTATTCCTTTTTCGGCACTGGTCGCCACACCGAGGAATCGATCAGAGCCCACATCATGAAAAAGTACCCGAAGGCCACAATCATCAACGATCTCACTGAAGACCAGTGGCTCGATATGGTAGGCTCTGCGGCGTAATCACCATGGGAGGTCTGAAGATGCTATCTCGGGTTTGCTACCACTACGGTCACGTTTGGAAATTTGACCACAGCTATCCGCTGGTACCGACGGACCTCCCTTCGCTTGGCCCTGCTCTGGTTGATCTATTCAGGGCTGAGATTGAATTCCACACAATGGATGTCTTCGTGTGTGAGCGCTGTGGCGCAATCGAACACCGTCACGATGGCATCACCTTTATCTCTGAAGGAGAACGGATATGAACGATGTTTTCAAGAACAACCTGATTGGCTTCCTGAAAGGATTGGCCGCTGGTGCCATCACTGGCGTCGTCGTCGTCTTTATTTTTTTCCTCGGCACTCAGACTTGTCGAGCATCAGACGACGATATCGTTCTGGTCACCACCTACATGGATGGCAGTCAGTCCGCTGTTGATCTCGATTTCGAGTTCCCTGCAGGTTACACGCATGTCATTGCGGATCTGTACAACTTGGATGAAGGCCTCGTCTTCTCGGAGCAGGATCTTATCCAAACGTGCTGTGCTGAGACCGTCACCTTTGTCGGTCTTCAATGGGAGGACACCTATGTGGCGCGGCTTCGTTTCATTCGGATTCCGCTGCACAAGGACGGTTTCGAGTCTCGTGTTTCACGTGGAACATTCGACGACATCGTGCTGTGGTCTGACAGCTTCATCGCGGCTTCAGGAGATTGACATGGACTCAAACAATGTAATCAGCAATCTTCGCCATATGGCGTGGGAACGCGCCAAGGGCGAACTGAGATCGATGCTACACACGTTCTGGAACGATCATGATAGGTATGAAGAACTCATGAATGAAGTTGAAGGAATGATTCACACCGTTGAGCATCGCGGTCTACACGAATAGTTCAAATTGATCAGATGTAGTAGATCCAGCTCTCTGTGAAATCGGATGTCAATCCATTCACGTTCTCGGCTGTGATGTCTGTTCTGATCGTATCCTCGTCACCTGTACCATGAGATGTAGCTGGATCAAACAACGCTGTTGTCCAGCTCGTCTCACCCTCACCCACATTGATTACCTCTGAGTGAACCACATCACCGCTGTTCGTGTCCGTCATCGTGACTGTGAATCGCGTGAACAGCAGATACCCGTTGTTGTTGAATGTCACTGTCTTCGAGCTGTCTGGCTGCGCGTTGACTGTGTGCCCGGCCACCAGTGGGCAGATCCTCGGGTTGTAATTGTCCGGGATCGTCACTGTCTTGAAAGCGGTGAAGAGCGAGAGCACGCCTGCGGTTGATCTGAACGCCACGCGTACCTTGTGGTCAACGTTCGGGCATGGCACGTAGTGCTCCATATCATCGCCGCTGGTGAATGGAAAGTTCGCCATCTCATTCACGTCCAGTTCGATGCTTGAGAAAATCTGCGTTTCTGCTGTGTTCCAGTGTTCAATGAGAACGGATGCGACAAAGGTGTAATCTGGTTGGTATGTGATTACTTCCTGGATCCAAGTGAACGGGTTCACGTAGTCATCGTAGAACGGGTTCGGCCATGTCGGTGTTGGTGGGTTCAGTGGATCGTCAAGATCTGCGCCACCAAGGTTCGGATCTGTCTGGACGCTGTCACTGTAGCTGTTCGCGTCGTAGTTTTTCATCACCAGATCGTACCTGTTCTCGAGCATGCGGATGCCTACCACTCGCACAAGCTGGTTCGTCAGTCCGACTCGACTGTCTGAATAGGAGCCTACATCACCGATTGCGATCTCGATTCCTTTATCCACCACGGTACCGTAAATCGTCCACGGCTCCAGACTGAGGTGGTTGAAACGTTCGATTGCTTCTCTGTGAAGCTGTTCGTAATTGTCCACGCCTGGCAAATCGACGCGGCTCAGACGTTCGTCGTTACCGGATCCGACTGCACTGGCGTGGATCTGCTTGTTCAGGGTGTGGTTGTAGCCGATGCACTTCACGTCCTTCGGCCTGTTGGCCAGACTCGCGATCTTGATCTTTGTCTGCCCGATGATGTCATCTTCGGTGATCGTGAACGTCGAGGAGGCTGGTCGATTCGGGATCAACTGGATCTCGTCGCCGTCATCGAACAGGTACACACCGGAATGCGCAGCCAGGTTATTCAGTGTGTCCTGCGTATCCTGTACCTTGTTGAGAAAGATGTTCAGCGTCCTGCGCTTGTCGCCGCCTGGCACAATCTCGTCGCATGAGTTCGCGTGCGCGATCACACTGGCATCGTTCACGGATCGATTGTGGTAATTTTCGATGTAGTGTTTGATGACCAGCGCGTTGTTTCCGAGCCTCGTCGTGCCTCCACGCGGATCCGTCATTTCGAGCCCGTCAAACACAGCTGACACAATTGGCGGCTGTGATCCGACCTTGTCGTGGTTCATCAGCAATCCGAACATCACCACGCCTGGCAGCGCATCAGGATATCCCGGAACATAGGGAGTCACCCATGTGCTTACATTTTGCGTTGAGCTCCCGTTCCAGTAGATCAATCGTCCCTGCGACCCTGTCAGGTTGCCACCACCAATCGGCGTGCCTGGCGTCATTCCAACAGGCGTGAGTTGTCGACCATCCACTTCAATCTTGTGAATGTCACCGACTTCGCCCACACCGCCCTTGTACAAGAACAACCAGCCAACAAACGGGAATGAGAATTGACGGATCAGAATCGGCTGAAACGGGATGCGGCAGCGGCCATATGGGATGCCCAGTGGCGAGTTGGCGCCCGCAAGGAGAACGTCCATATTGATCGGCGTCGGTGGCGAGGTGTTGTTGACCACAGGAGTCGGAACAATACCGATATCTTCCTCGGGTGGTGGATCTGTTTCGCCGTCACCTGTCTCGGGTATCGTGTTGTCCAGATCCGTGATCGTTGGGTCTGACGTGTACGTGATACCTGTGTCGGTGTCATACCATGTGTTGTTCGCGCCGATGTAGATCAGTGGCATTATGCGATCTCCATTACAGTCGTGAGCTGCCAGAGACTTCCACGGCCATCCTTGTGCCTCGTGTACTTCGGTCTCTGCGTGTAAATCACGGAGTAGACAACCGAATCAACCACCCATGTCATATTGAAGGCTGACCGCTTGTTCGTGTCGTAGTGTGACTTGTGTGTGGCCAGAGTCGCGTCATCCACAAGGTGCTGAAGCACAAAAACGCCCTTGAGGACGCCATTGTAGTCATCGGTGACCAGCGTCTTGCCGTTCTTCGATGTCGTGGTTCGGATCCCGTCACGCGGAGTGAACGTGGAGCCTTGCAGTTGTGTTGTCGCTGGATAACTCATTGTTCCTGCATCCGCACTGTAATCATGTAGGTGCCGTCAACCAGCACATTCCTCGATGGCCTTCCTTCGAACACGTAGGTGGACGTGGATCCATCGCCGTCATATGTGAACGTGAACGGGACACCGCTGTTCGCCTCGTAGAACGTGTTCACCGACGCCCATCCTACAGCATCCGAGATGATCACGACATTGATACGCTTCTTTTCGCTGCCGCCAAAGATGCGAACGTGTGGTTTGCCGTTTGCCGAGTAGTCGACTCTGTGGTCGCCCTGGATCTCGATTTGCGTGACTCGGGTCTGTTCAAGTGCCGGGAATGTAGCCATGTGGTTTGTCTTCTGTAGTGGTTTGTGTCAGTCTTTGTTCCGCACTCAAACGTTCCTCGTTTGACTGTGAACTCCATGTTCTACCTGTGATGCCCGAGTTCGCTCGGGCATTTTTAGTTGTTGTACCTGCCGTCATCGCGCCTGATTACAACTGAGCCCAGTGGGAAGATGTACGTTCCCGGCCCGTCCATGTAGGTAAAACCTGAATCCTCATCAGCATACTTGTTCGGTGAGAGGTACCGCATCCGGTCAATCACCACGTTCACTGTGTTGCCGTCCATGTCGATGTCACTGACGAATCCTATCATGAGCGTCTTGCCGAGTGTCGGCGTGCTTTTGTCGCTGATGATGATCTCGCACGGGCACTCGGCTGCGTCCACTCCTTGGAAGATGGCCTGATAGGTCTGATCGATGGCCTGGAACGTGATCGTGACCGGGTTCATCTGATTGTTCTCCCATGAGAACTGGGAAAGGTTGAAGTCTGCCTCGGTGTACGTCTCGCTGTCATAGTCCTGCGTGTCACCGTCAGTGATCCTGAAATCGAGAGGCGCTGAGAACTTGATGTAGAAGAACGGCTCTGTGATTTGGCCCATGAAAGCCGTCAACAGGCCCGCTGGTATGACTCTAGACACCTACTTCTCCTCCTGCGCCACCCCATCGAACAGTGACTGGTGTGTTTGCTGCTCTGATCATCAGCTCTGCGGACTTACGCACGCGTCTGGATCCGATGTCGAATCGATCACCTGCAACCACTATCGCGCCTGTGGCATCCGTGAACTGTCCGGCAGCGTCTTGGAATATACCGAACTGCTCTTCAAACTGAGTACCGATCTGCTCGGCCACGGATGTTACCTCCGCGTCGATTTGATCAAGCCTGTTCTGGCCAGCCTGGTTAACCGATGTCAGGAATTCTTCAATGTTCGGGAATCGGATTGCCAGTTCTTCGTCTGTGAGAATGCCTGCAGACTGTGAAACCAGAGCGTTGATCTGCTCAACCAATCGATTGACTTCTTCCTCAGTGCCTGCGCTCTGGATCTGCTGTGCCAGCGCCTCGGCCTGGAGAGTCAATCGCTCGAACCGTTCATCATGGCCAAGCGTTCGGAGTCTCAGCTGCTCGATGTTCTGCTCTGTGGTCTGCTCGATGGCTCTGCGCACTGACTCGATAGATGCCAGCGTTTGAACGACTGACTGGTTGAATGACTGTGTGCCTCTGGCCAGCTGGTTCATCGCCTCGATGCTGCCATCGAAGTTCATGACAAGATCCGTCAGCGCATCTGCCTGCGCCTGTGTTCTCTGCAGTGTTGAGAATTCGGCTTCTTCGCGCAGTCGTGCCCATTCCTGCAGTGGATCAACATCGATCTGCTCGATCAGCGTCAACGCGGCACCCAGTGCATTCATCTTTTCTTCGAGCCCATCAAACGACGAGGTCAGAACTTGTACGCGTGGATCCAGATTGGAAATGATCGCATCAAGGACAGGCTCGAGGAATTTGCCATTCTCGACTTCGTCCACATCGATGTTAAAGCTGCGGCCTCTCAGTGAATCAACCACGGCTCTCTCTGTCTCGGCGTCCAGAATGCCTGCCAGTGACGAGAAGAACGTACGCGTGAGCTGTTCAGCCTGTGGTTGCAGCTGTTCGAAGAATGCTGCATTCCTGTCAAAGATCAGCGTCTCGAGGCCGAGTGCGTTGTTGAAGATGGAAGGGCGGCCGCCGCGACCAAACGCATCAATCGCATCAGATCCAAAAACAAGCTCTGAATCCCTCGGAACCCGATCACTGTCTGTTCCAACCAGACCGCCCAGTGCGCCACCAATAAGACTGCCTATTGCTGTACCCAATGGGCCGAATGTGGAACCAAGAGCGCCGCCGATCGCACCGCCGATTGTGGAACCTAAAGGATTGCCACCAGTAATCCCACCAGCGATTCCACCAAGCTGTGCGCCTTGACCCAAAGCACCGAAGAGTTCGGCAGCGCCTTGGTTGTTCCCAAACAATCCACCGAGTGTCTCCTGCAATCCCTCGGAGGATCGCAGCATCTCGCTGATTGCTGATGTGTATTTGCTTGGAACTGCCCGCAGGAAGTTGTCGAACCCTTCAAGGCCTTGTCGAGCCGAGTTCTCCATGGTCTCACCGAGAGTGTCGACGGCCTGGATGCCTGCCTCGAACTGCTCCAGCATGCTCTCTGTTGCTTCGGTCACTTCTTCAGTGGCCGGCGCTAATTCGCCGTAGACTTCATCCAGCGCTGTCACCTTGGCGATGTAGTCACCGAGTGTGATTTCTCCGGCTTCAAACTGTTCTGTCAGGATCTGGTAGGCGCGTTTGATCGTCTGGAGCTCCCGCTCAGACTCTGACAGCGATTCGATCAATGCCTTGGCTGATTCGGTCAGCTTGTCGACCTGTTCGCCTGTGGTACCAACAACGCCTCCGACTTCCTCGATGCTCGGTGTTGTGTCCTCGAGCTGCTGTTTCAGCTCTTCCAGAACCTTCACTTCCTTGTCGATCTCGGCATTCAGCGACTTGATCTCGCGCTCCATGTCGCGAATTGCGCCGCCTGTGATTCGTTCGCTCTGCCTGGACAGGCCTTCGATGGTCTTTTCCAGCTCCGCGACCTGCACTTTCATCGATTCAATCAGCCGTGTCTGCGCTGAGACGGCTGTAACGATGTCATTCTGTGCGATGGCCTGCGTAAACTCCTGTTGTGCAGTTGTGGCCGATTCTACGGCCTCTGTGTAGACGTTGATGTTGTCGCTTGCGGCGTAGAGAGCACCGCCCAGAGACGCAGCAAGGCCGATAATCAGCGAAAGTGGCCCGCCCATCGTCTTCAACACCAAACTCAGCGCCTTGGCCGTTGTGGTGAGGTTTCTGAAACCTGTAATCACTGCTGCAAGGAGTTTTCCTGCGATCAGAGCAGTAAATGCGCCGATGATCAGATCCAAGTTCTCAACGACCACAGCGATGCCGTTGGCAAATTTCGTCACCGCATCTGATTCGCGCAGCCTGGTTAAAAATTCATTGAAGGTTGGCAGCAGTTTCCCGGTCAGCGTGATCACCACGCCCTGGAACTGTGCTTTCAGGTTTGTGATTTCCTGATTGAACTGCGCTGACTGTCTGGCCACGTCACCACTGATGACGGCACCAAACTCCTCGGCTTGGTTCATGGCGGCTTCGATGCCAGCCACGCCATCGTTCATTAATTGCAGAAGTTTGACGCCTTCGGTATCGAAGAGGGAGAACGCCAAGCGCACGCGTTCGCCTTGCTGCGGGATTCCTTCCATTGCCCGGGCGATCTCGAGGAATTGATCTTCAGGCGCAAGCGCGGCCAGTTCCTTCGCTTCGACTCCGAGAGCCTCGAGCGCTTTCGCTGCCGTTCCCTTGCCTGTGCTGGCCACCTCGTTGAGGCGTCGGGTCATCCTCTGCAGGCCGACCTCGAGCGACTTCACCGGGACGTTCGCGCCCTCGGCTGCAAATGCTAGTTTGCTGAAGCCTTCGGCGCTGATTCCTAGTCTGCGTGTGAGTTTTTCGAGATTGTCAGCTGTATCAATCGTCGACTTGACCAGCGTGGTCATGCCTCCGACTGCTGTGATTGCTACAGCGCCGATGGTTTTGAATGCGCGTGAGATGTTCTGTTCGATCTTCCTGGCAGCGCGTTTCGTCTCACGATCTGCGAGACGATACGCTTTGCCAAGGTCTTTCTCGAACTGGGCGGTTTTACCGCCTATGTTAATCGCTAGTGTACCCAGTCCCACTGTCATCGGTTTGTCCTTGCGTAGCGTTATGGGCCTGTGCCCAATTCAACCACATTTGCGCCTCTTGCTCGGGTGAACGCTCGACGCTCTGGTGGTACAGCATGAACTCGGTGACTTTGAACGGGTTTGGTCTACTCTTCTTGTTGCGATTAATGTTCGCAAGGGTTGAGAGCAGCTGCCCTGACCGGATGTCTGCAGCCATTTCTCCAAACGGCTTGTGTGCCATCATCTTGCGCCAGTCCATGTACTGTCTGGTCGTCAAGGTGTCCAGCATGTAATCCGGGTGAGGGAAGCCGAGAGCGAGACACAGAAAAAAGTCTATGTCTCGCTGTCCTTTCCCGGCTCTTCCTCGTCTTCAGAGTCCTCGAGGGTGATCTTGTTGAATTTCTCAATTTCAGCAAGGATCTCGTTGACGTCCTCGATCTTCATCTTGGCGACGTCATTGGCTTTCAGAAACGGCTCGTGCGTGTCTGGATCCACAATGCTGTACGGAATCAAAACGTTCAAGTTGTAGCGCGACAGACCTTCCAGATCGAACTTGCCGTCCTTCATGGCCATTTGCAGCTTCTGATGTGAGACTGCTGCGCTCATTTCCTGAATCGTGACTTCCAGTTCGCTGGTCTTCGTTTCGAACGTGTGCAGTCGCTTCGCTTTGATCGCGTCCAGATTGGCTTTTGAGAGTTTCATTCGGATCTCCTGTTACTCGGTACCCTGTGTGATGGCTCCCGTAACCTTCAGGGTAACATTTGCCCGAGCTGCATCATCCGTCGAGAAATTCCACTCGAACGCTTCCACGTTCGCGGCGAAATCAAGAACAATGATTGAGGCATCTGCCGTTGCAGCATCCGGCAAGCGGATACGGAAGTTTTTGGAATCGGTGCCGGCCGCCAACGTCAGCAGTTCCTGATGTCTTGCATGCTCGGGATCCCAGACGATTTCGAATGTCGCCTGACCGTAGTCCTGGATACCCTGCAAGAATCGACGAGCTGTGTCGTTCAGTGCGGTGATCTCGATCTGTGTGGCTGTGGTACCACCCGGACTGAGATTGTTGACGCCTGGAATCAGAAGGTAGGAACCCGGAGTGCCGGAGTCCTCCATCTGGAACTGTACGCCCTTGGTATGAAATTCTGACATGACTATGTCCTCCTAACGAATAAAAGCATCACAATGATCAACCTCGGTTGTCTTGAATCCGGGTCATACACTTCTTCTGAGAACTCCACGTTGCCCATGTCTTTCAGAGCGTTGACGACCTCCACACCGATGGTTTCGCATTGAGGGAAATCGTCGCTATAAACGTCCAGTCGTACCCTGTGACGTACGAGGCTGGTCGCGTCATCGAGAGCGTTCTCTGGCGTGGCGATGTCCACGTGGTATTGCACGCGTGTGTCGTTTGTTCCAGAGGCAGCTCTGCCATGATAGATGTTGTCAGCGCCCACAATCGCTGTCAGCGCGGCATGGCCGACAAGCGCGTCATAAATGACTTGTGATTTAGCGATTGGCATCTGACACCTTTTTCTTTAATACCTCGACTGCACGTGAAAGCGCAGCCTCCTTTTGTGCTTCGAAGGCCTTGCCCATGAAGCCGATGCCGTCGAGTTTATCAGATCCGAACTCTTGCCAGAACCAGTAGAAGGCTTTCTTCTTCACGTACACCTGGATCAAGACATCATAGTCTCCGGTCTTTCTGGCATTGCGGCGAGAGATTGACGCTTCCATATCACCCGAGTCTCGACGTTCGCGTGATCGGATCTTCGCGTCCTTGACGAATGGCAGGCCTGCGGCCATGAGTGCGGATTTGAGAATCTTGTCCTGCAGTTCAAATGTGAACTTGCGCATGTTGCGCTCGAGCTCCCGCAGACCCTCGACTTGTCTAACTGGGGGCATCGGAATCTCTCACGGGCTCACAGATGATGACCACTTCACGGTTCACATCGTACAGCTTCCGCACGGATTCGATCTGGTAGATCACCGATGTGTGTTCGAATCGGATCTGGTCTTCTGTGGTGATTTCGTATCCGGGATACCGGACATTGACCTCGAACGTGTCATTTTGATAGTGGCGGTCTTCGTTGAATGCTGAAGTACCACCCAGTGGTTTGATTGAAGCCCGGAGAGGTGTCGGATTTGCCGCGTGCGTGACCTTCACAAACCCGGATGCATCCTTGGCTTCTGTTGGCTGTAACACTGAAATCTGGTGACGACGCTTTCCGGGCTGCATATCACTAGCCTTTCTTTGTGTCGGACTTCTTCGCGCCTGGGTCGGAGGTTTCCTTGCAGTAACCGTCTGCAATGAGCCCTCTGGCAATGATCGGATCGATGTTCTTCACATCGCCTTTGTTGCCACCGCCACCAGCGCGGAATCCGGTCTTAATGAATTTTACCCACATGTTCTCTCTCCTCAGAGGTATGGTTTCATGGAATAAAGGCCACGGATCGAATCAAGGTGTGGATTGTCTTCCAGCTTGACGGGAACCTGGCCTTCGCGATTTTCGTAGAGGTCGGTGCAAACCATCTTGATCGCGTTGAGGAGAGGTTTCGGGATGTTTGCGACTGGCCATCCGGCTGTGTATTCAACCTCGATGGGCTCTCTCCGATCACTTGAGATCGTTGGCAGCGAGATGTTCGGTTTGACCATCAACTGCGTGTGCTTGTCGAATTTGATGATCTCATAGTTGTTTACATCGAGAGTCTGCTGGACATCGTCCTCGTCCCAGTATCGAATCTCGACGATTGCGGTTGCTGGCCCTCTCATAAACGTGGTTTTCAACGGCCACTGGCTGTAAGAACGCACCCACGTTTGCTCGGGTATGCTGATGTAGAGTTCTTCCTCTAGCAGCTCTGTTGCCGTCAGGACGAACCCGTCAATCATGGAGTCATCGAGGCTTGTGTCGACGTACAGATGTTTTTTGGCATCTGCAGTCGACACTGCCTGATCTCCGGGTGTCAGAAGAACCAAAGACATCGGTTACGAGGCCTTCTTGGTGGTCTTCTTGAGGTGGCGATTCATTCGCTTGATGCGACGTGCCTCGCCTGCTTTCACAGCCTTTGCAGTGGCTGCTTTGCCTTTCTTGTAGGCGTCGACCTCGGTCTTCTTGAGTTCGGCCTTCGCCTCCATGAGTTGAGTTTCTGCCTCGACAGGCTCACGCGCATACCCTCTTTCCTTGAAGCGCTCTGCTTCTTTTTCATCATCGAAGGTGCACGGATCCCCGGCAACATATGACACGCCCTCTTTGACCATTGGTGTGGTCATGATGAGCATGATTGCGACTTTCTTCTTTCCGCCCATTTTGATTGCGGTGACCATTGCTGGCCACCGCCCTACTGTTGTCCGGGCAAGGGTTCGCGTTGGCTTACGCCTGCTGCAGCACCTTGATCGGGTTGGTTCCGGCGTCCAGAAGTTCAGAATCCTGACGCATGAAGGCGATGAAGCCCACCTGACCGTAGTCGGCGTACCGCTCCGTCAGTCGCAGGACGAAGATGCCCTGAACGTCTCGGATGTAGTACTTCTTGTGCTGACCGAAGGAGATGGTCTTGTTGCCAGTGGCGATGTTGGCCATGTGGTCGTTGATAGCGTACTGGTACCCGCTGATCGTGTCACCGACTCCGGCCTGGACACTTGGTTGCCACAGTGGTCGACCTTCGCTGTCCTTCAGCTTGCGCAGTGCCAGCAGAACGCTGTCATTGAACATGAAGGTCGCGCCCTTGCGGTAAGGTGCGATGACACTGTGTTCCAGCTCCAGCAGCTCGTCATGAGTGAAGGCTGTAGCACTGGCTGCGGTAACACCCACAGTCGCGGCTGTGATCACACCGTTTGGCTGGCCTGTGCCAGTACCAGTGGTGTTCAAGCGGTTGGTGATTCGAGCCAGTCGCAGACCGAGCTTTTCAGGTACCAGCGAGTCGATTGAAAACGCAGAGTCCTGAAGCAGTTCGAATGGAACCTTGACGATCTTGGAGCTGAACTTGTACGCGTCCAGTGAAGCGTTGCTGAACACCAGATCCTGCTCTGCAGCCTGTGCGTTCTCGCCCAGCAGTTCACCTTCCTGCGATGTGTCGTTTTCAGTCGGCATCTGCAGGTTGGCGCCCGTTGAGGTGCGGATCACTGTTGCCAGCTCACGGACACCGTTATGGCTGTCCAGTGCGCTTTCCAGAGTGTTCATGAACTCAGGCGCTACAAGGAAGCCGCCTTCAGAGTTGGTACCAGTGGACTGCGCGTTGCGCGGGTCACCATGCTGCAACATGGCCTGTTGCTCGGGATTCAGCTTGTCGAAGCCGTGACGGATGTACGAGTCGTACGCCTGGTTCCAAGCGTCGACCTTTTCGGTCATCTCGTCAGCGTGCACGCCCTGATTGGCGGCTGCTTCCTGAATGTTGGCATCCTGAGTGATCTCGAGCTGTTCGAGTCGCTCGAGGTTCTTGATGTCGAGTTCCATGCGGTCGATTTCGTCCAGCATGTTGTCAAACTGCTGGCTCTCCTCGGCCGTCATGACGTCATTGGCGGTCAGCTTCTGTGCCTGTGTAACCAGTGCTGCTCTGGCTTCCCGCATTTTGAGGATCTTGCTCATGATTTAACCTCCAGTGGGTTGGTTGCGATTATAGCGGGAAGTGCCGCTATCGATTCAGCAGGTTGCGTTCGGCCAGTGCCAGCTTTGCACGCATCGTTGCTGTGTTCGGTGGTAAGTGTACATCAGGCGCAGGCTCTTTACACTTCAGCGCCTCCGGTACATTCTTGTACTCGGACAGATCGAACTCATTTTCAGGTTCGTCTGCGGTGTCTGCACCTGCTTCCTCATCGACAAATCCTTTCTCGATGCAGTCTTCGCAAGTGAGCCAGGTTTCGTCCTTCATCATCTGAAGGAGTTCGTCCACTGGGATGTCTGTCTTGTCGTGATAGACACCTGCAATGGTGTTGTTCATATCCTTCAGGAGAGACGCTGTCTTCTCCAGATCCTCGGCGCGGCCATATGCCCACGTCCATGCTTCGTGAATCATGAAGAACGCATGCTTCGCCATGATCACCTTGTCAGCTGACAGCGCAATCACGGTTGCAATCGATGCACACAGGCCTTGGATGTTGACCGTAACGTGTGCTTCGTGCTGCTTGAGCGCGTTCATCATTGCCACACCATCGAAAACTGAACCGCCTGGACAGTTGAGGTGGATGGTGATGTTCTTGGATTCGATCTTGTTCAGATCCTGCACAAAATCGTTTGCGGTGATGCCCCAGTACCCGATCTCGTCATAGATGAAGATCTCGGTTGTGTCGGACTCTTCTGCCTTGGCCTTGATTGAATACCACGGCAGCGCGTTTTCTGGCCGTTGCTCCTGACCGTCAGGAGTGGCGCGATTAATCGGTCTGATTTTCATTCTCTTCTCCTACAGGAACAAGATTTGCCATTCGATAGTATTGGTCGCCGCCTTCGTACTCTGGCCAATCTTCAAGCCTGGCGACCATGTTGGGATTGATGACAGCGTGCTGGATCATCGCTGAGTAGAACTCTTTGCGCGTGGTCATGTCTCCGCGCATCAGTCCTTGTGCCTTCAGCTTGATGTAATCGCCGCTGTCCAGCATCAGCTTGCGATTGAATTCCTGCTCAATTCGTACCATCCATGGAAGCAGCGTGAACATGACGAAGGCGATGTTCTGCTGCTCGATGCCTGTGCCCCATGAGGTGTTCTTCGTCAGCTCACCGATCATGTTCAAAGGCACACCGAAGAATCGAGCGATTTCCTCGATCCCGAATCGGCGCGATTCCAGCATCTCGGCGTCCTTGAATGACATCTGGATGTTCTCCCATGTCATTCCACCGTCGAGGAAGATGGTTTTTCCTGCATTGGCTACGCCTTGGTAGATCTTGTTGAACGTCTGCCTGAGATTTCTCAGCGCTGCCGGGCTGAATTCTCGTGGATGTGTGACCAGTCCAGACGGCATGGTGCCGTTCTTGTGCATGCGCTCACTGGACTTCTCCATTGAGATCACAAGCGACAGCATGACACGCGCCGATTTCCTGATCGCGTCGTAGCCCTGGAAACCGTCAACATTCAATCCGAGGATATGCAGCATGTTCCGTGATGGGATATTTCGCGTGTCACCGGGTTTGTTCGGATCTGCTGTGACCTTGTAGCTGACTTGTTTCTTGCCGTCGACGACTTCGACCTGGTTGTTCGGAATCGGGATCAGTTCGAATGCTTCACCATTTCCCTTGCGCCTGATCTCTACAAACGCGTCACCCCAGAGTAGGGCCCTGATCATCATCCATTGAAAAAAACCGAACTTCGTGGTTTTCGTGTTCGGTTCTGCTGTGATGAGTTTCTTGTACTTGTGGTCAGTCTGCTCTTCGCCGTCAGAGCTGTATATTTTGATTGGTAACCCGGCGATTGTGTCGGCCAGCAGCATGACGCATCGAAAGACCGTTGAAACCGTGAGTGCTTTTTCCTCGTCGATCTTCACATCGCTCGATGCGTCGTTGATTGCTTCCGCATTTGAGAGAGGGACTTCGGGATCTTCGACGTTTGTGCTCTCGTCGTAAGCGCCATTCTGGAACCAGCTGATCGGGTTATACCATTTTCTGCTCATAGCGACGTGGTCTCGTAGACTGATTTTGGCGGTGGCTCGTCATTGATCCACCTTCCGATGGCCATGATTTCGCTCACAACCGGGTCTATTTTACATTTTTCTGAGTTCTCGTCACTTTTTCGCGGGAAAATATTGTCTTTCGCGTCTTTTCTGGCCGAAACGTTGCCGATCGCCCACGTCATGACTTCATCGCCTGAATGCTTGTAATTTCCGTCAAGAACGCGTGCTTCCAGCTCCTTCATAGGGTTCGACATGTTGCCGACTGTGTTGCGGAATTCGACGCATTCTATGCCCTCGGCCATGCAGTTTTGCATCATCTGTGGGCCATGGAACGGGTCAAAAGCGACGCTGATCGCGTTGAAACGGGTGCAATCCTTGATCAGACTCGCTTCAATTTCGGCAAAGTCTGTGGCATTGCCTGGCGTGACAATGATGAGGCCTTTGTCTCTGAATTCTTGATAGGTTTCGTTCTCCTCGACCGCTTTCTCACAGATGAAGTACCGCCCAAATCCGATGTAGACGCCATCCACCTTGAAAACGATTCGATAACAGGCGAGGTCTTTCTTCGAGGCGAGATCCACGGCAATGTGGCAGTCCATGCCTCTGAAATCGTCCAGTGTGAGGCTCTCGTCCTTGGCTTTGCGCCAGAAGATCATGTTCATCCACGCGACGCGCGCACCGACCCACTGGTTGCAGTGTTTTGTCCTGAATACGTTCTGTTTCGCTGCCGATCGGCGTGCGTTTTTGATTTTCCTGATGAGATCCGCTTTCTTGACGCTGACATCAAGGTTCGGATTTGCTTTGATCAGGTTCTCTGGATCGTCCCAGTCATCCTCATCGTCCAGACAGAAGATGGCCACGAAGGTGTTTTCATCGGGTTCTTCGTCCTGTTTCGTCAGTATCCGGACGCAGAGTTGTCGCTTCTCGTAACATGGGCCTGCAAAGTTATCGCCTGCAGTGGTGATGATTGACAGGAGTGGTTGGTCTCGGGCGCCCATGCCCGTTTCCATGGCGTCATACAAATGCCATGTGCTGTGTTCGTGGAATTCATCGGCCACTGCAAACGAAGGAGACTGTCCGTCACCGGGTTTCCCGGTCAGTGGCTCCATCTTGGAGTTGTCTTCGACGCTGTGGATGTTCTGGTGGCCGACCTTGAGGTTGTATCGCTTGCGCAGGCCTGCCAGCTTGTTGATCATGATCTTGGCTGGCGTGAAGACTTCCTCGGCCTGTTTCCTCGAGGTGGCACCCATGTACACCTCTGCACCGTACTCGTCATCTGCTGTCAGCATGTAGACGGCACGTGCGGCCAGCCTCATTGATTTGCCGTTCTTCCGTGCTACTTCCTCGTATGATTCCACGAACCGCCTGGTGTCATCTTCTCGACGTAGCCATCCAAAGATGTTGCATTCGATGAACATCTGCCACGGCTCGAGCTTCAGGCGCAGGTTCTTTGATGCCCACTTGCCTTTCGTGTGCGGCATCTTCTCCATGAACCGGATTGCTCTGTCTGCTTTCTCCGGGCTGAAGTAGTAGTCGAAGTCGTTTGCTGCGGATCGCTCGAGGTCATCTATGAATCTTTCTGCGGCCAGCTTCATGTACTGACCGGAGTTGATCACGCCTTCGATGACGTCTTCAGCGTATAAGAGCGCGGTCTCTGAGGGTGTCATGGTCAGAAGCCTTCAAAGTCATCTTCTTCATCGGCTGTCTGGCCATCGAGGGGAGGCTCTGCGGATAGGCCAGCGCGTGCTGAAGGCGTCATTCCGAACTCCAGCATCATCTTGCGCATGTTCTCGAACTGTTTGTTCGCGATTCCTACGTACGGGTTCTGGTAAACAGTCTTGTTCTTGCTGACAACGACGAGACCGATTTCTTCGATCTTATCGATTGCCTCGCGCCACATGCTGTATGCCTTGCAGTACATCTCGAGCGCGGTGTAGTCGATCTCTGTCAACAGTCCGCATCGATGGAGCTCCCGCGAAACCTTACGCCAGTGTCGCTTGGTGCGGTTGTCGAGGTACTTCGGTGGGTTCTTGACTGTAGGAGCTTTCTTCGGTTGCGCTTCCGTTTTGTCAATCTTCCGCTTGCCTGGATTGCCTCCAAGCAGTTTCAGATGTGTTGGTTTACGCTTTGCGCCCACGTTTCTTTACCTCGTCGAACGTTTGACCAGTCTGTGCAAGCGTGGCTTCAAATCCAGTGAATTGCTGCCATCGATCAACTATCACATCTGTGAACCTCGGCTCGTACTCAATGAGGCGTGCTGATCGGCCCGCTTTCTCACATGCTATCAGAGTGGATCCGCTGCCGCCAAAGGCATCAAGGACGAGAGCACCCGGGCGAGAGCTGTTTTCGATCATCTCCTGAACCAGTTCGACTGGCTTCATCGTCGGGTGTTCCTTGTTCTTTGATGGCTTGTCGACGTGGATCACGTCCTCTGGTTTCATCTCGATTATGCGCTCGAGGAGATCCACAAGATCCCGTTTGGACAGCTTGCTCACATCCAGTTCTGGATCCTCGATCACTGTGTTCAATGTGAAGTCTTTGCAGAAGTAGTGGCCCGCGCCTGGAGACCATCCGTAAAGGATCGGCTCGTGTCTCCAGTTGTAATCCTGCCTGCTCAGTGCCGCTGCCGACTTGACCCACACGAGAGTCTGCTTGTGCATAAAGCCTGCGTTGATAAATGCCCGGATGAACTGTGCGGCTGTGGTTTCCGCGTGCGCAACGTAGATCACACCGCCTGGCTTGTTGTTTTCGTTCATCCAGTGGAAGGCCTCGAACAGGAACTTTTCAAAGGCTGTGTCTTCCATGTTGTCATTTTCGATCTTCAGCTTTTCTTCCGTGCCGCCTTCGTAGTCCACGTTGTAGGGTGGGTCTGTCCAGATCATATCTGTCTTGTCGCCCTGCAGCAGATCCACGTACGTGTTCTCGCGTGTTGAGTCTCCGCATATTACGCGGTGCCGGCCGAGGATCCAGACATCACCGGGAATGGTCACAGGCGTCTTTTTGACAGACGGGATCTTGTCGTCGTCGATCTTTCCTTCCTCGACCCTATCTGGAGCCAAAAGCTGCGCGATTTCATTCTCGTTGAAGAGGATGTGTCTCGCGTCCATGCCCATATCCACCAGCTCTGTGGTTTCTTCCATCAGCATCTGGTTGTCCCATCCGGCCATGTCGCTGGTTTTGTTGTGTGCGATGAGGTATCCGCGTGATTCCATGTCATCGAGGTGCCCGAGTTCAATGATCGGGATCTGCTTCATCTTCAATAGCTGCGCGGCTCTCCAGCGTCCCTCGCCTACGATGATCGTGCCGTCTGATCTGACTTGGCATGGGTCGTTGAAACCGTAGCGCTTGATGGACCTGGCTATGGCCTCGATCTGTTTTTTGCTGTGAGTTCGGCTGTTCTTCTCAAAAGGCTTGAGACTGGTGGTCTCGACGTGTTTTATGCGTGCTTTGGTCATTTGGGATCGTGACTGGGAAAC